AAACCTGCTTGTGCTGTCGGTTCTGCATCATACAATCGCATCTTTGCACGATCAACACCAACAACGAATCGCTTGTAAAGATTCGGATCACCAAATCGATTCTTCAACTGTTTCACCATGATTTGATTCAGTTGTTCAAGTTCTTCAGTCGAAATCAAAGCGAACATGAAGTCAGCCGTTGCAGGCAGACCAAACGATTCTGAAGTGTCTTCAAGTCCAGGATCAGTATTGGTAAAACCAGATCGTGTCGTTTGTGTGGCACTAACGACAGGCAGATTAAACTCAACAGCAAGCCCTCGCAATTCTTCTGCAATTGCTTTCACATACGAATAACTGTTCACATTTGCACCAGGTTTGATTCGTGCAGAGGAACAAATATTCAGATAGTCGATGAAAATAATCTGCGGTTGAAAGTTCTTCTTCAGATGTAGTTCACTCAGCAATGCACGGAAATGCAATGAAGAAGCCGCAGCAGTCGGATACTCTTTGATGATCAACTTGCCATGTGTCTTCACCTTGAGGGCTTCAAACTTACGATCATACTCCATCTTTGTCATGTTATGCAGTTCATGCATTGTGACATTCAGAAGGTTCGCATCGATACGTTCAGCAATTCGTTCTTCAGCCATTTCAAGAGTGATGTACAGAACATTCTGACCTTGAGACAAACAAGATGCAGCAACGTGACACATAAACATGGACTTACCAACACCGGTGCCTGCAAGACAGATACTCAAAGTCTTGTTTGGAATACCACCTTTGGTAATCTTGTTGAACAGATCAAGGTCAAAAGAGATTCGGGATTCTTGGCGATGATAGAAATCATACCGAGATTCAGCATCATTCAAGTAATCGTGACCGATATGTTGGTCGAAAGAAACACCAAGTGCGTTGCTCAGAAGTTTCGGAATCTCACCTTTACCTTTTGTCTGATTCTTCTCATCAAGAATCTGCACCGATTCCATGATTGCATTATAGATTGCTCGATCTTGACAAAACTTCTCTGTCTGTTCGACAAGCCATTTCAGTTCCGTCTTTTCTTCTTTAGCCTCTTCGATCTTTGTAATTAGATCAATAGAATCACGGACTTGTTGCTCTGTCAGTTTTTTGGATTCAGACAGATTGATTACAAGAGATTCTTTTGTAGGTAAAGATTTATATTTGTTGACAAATTCATAGACTTCGGTGAAAACAACTTTCTCAGTTGAATCGGAGAAATAGTCTGCCTGAATGAAAGGCAAAACTTTTCGGGTAAATTCTTCAGTATAGATCAGGTTCTTGAGTATCGTCAGTTCTAGTCGGTTCATTTTTATCTTTTACAATTATCATTTGAACAAGTAAGTCACCAATCATTGTATGAAAGTCCTCACTATTTGTCAACTCTTCTCTTGTATATTCTCCTGGATCAATCAGGATGAAATCAAAGGAAAGTGTTGCACCTTCACCTTGTTCTTTCACATTCGCTTGACCATAACAATAAACAACGTCTTTGAATTTGCCTTTCAAAAACTTGACGGGCATCACATCGACGCCCTCAATCTCCTGTAGTTCGTAATCCACACCTTCTTCAAACATCTTCGGTTTCTTCCAAAACTGGAGTTTCGCCCATAATGCTTCCATAAGTGATTTCATATTTCTTCCTCACAAATTCCTGAAATGACGAATCATTTGTGATATCAGACCAAAACTCCAGAGTTTGAGTGTCATCATATCGAAACTTGCTTCCAATTTCACCAGTTTCTCTGTTTACCTTGGCATACCAACCATTGCTTGGTTTAACCACATGTCCTGATTCAAGTGCAATATCAAGTAGACCAGACCACTTATTAATGCCACCATCAAAAGATACATTAACAGGAATTTTAGATTTTTCACGAACATATCTCGATTTCTCTACGTTGATAATAAAGTTATAACCGGTAATTTCTGTACCGTCTTTTTCTTGTTGGCGACCAAGAATGTAAATGTTGTCAGCTGAGTAGTAAGAACCTGTGCCACCACCAACAATATCTTTCGGGAACATACCGATTTCTTTGTAAGTGTGATTGACAACGACCATTGGAATGTCTTTAAGTGTCAGGTGAGGCGTAACCATTCTGAACAAGGACTTCACTTGTTTGGCACGGCTCATATCTGCAACAGACTTGCCTTCAAGAGCATCTTCAACTTCTTTCTTCGATGCAAGATTACCAATCGAATCAAGAACGATGATCAGTTTTTCACCACGCTCGACGTTCTGCAATTGTGCCATGATATCAAACTTCAACTGTTCAATATCAGTCAGAGGCGTATGAAGAACACGATCCATATCAATGTCAAATGTCTCAAAGTATTTGATCGGAGTGCCAAACTCAGAGTCATAGAACAACAGAACAGCCTCAGGATATTTGTCCATGTAGGACTTTGCCATCAGAAGGCTGAATGCAGTCTTGAAGTGCTTTGAAGGACCTGCCCACATTGTAAGACCAGGTGTGAAACCACCATTCAAGTTGCCAGAAAACGCAACGTTCACCATAGGAACGGGCGTTTGAATCATATCTTTCTCAGAAAAGAATTTCGATTTAGACAGAATAGAGGTGTCTTTAATCGTGCTGTTCTTTTTCAATTTATCAAGTAAGCTCATTTTATTCTCCATTAATTAAGCAAAGAAACTTTCAAGGCTGCTTTGTTTTTCAACCTGCCAATCAATACAATCTAGGATAATTCTAACTGGCTCAATGAAAGTTTTTTCAAACTGTGTTTCATAGTCAATGTATTCATGCAGACCGAATTCTTTTGGCAATCTGACGGGATAAGAAATCACCGAGTCTTTGAAAGGGTTAGGTGTTTTCAGATAGGTGAATTTAAGTTTTTCACCATTTTGAATTAGTGGGTACTTCTTAATCAGATCCCTTTCTTTTAGGTAATGATTGTAAATCAAAGCACCCTTCACATGAATTGGTGTACCTTTTTTATATATCTGCACAGAGTCAGCATATTCACGAATACCATTCACTCCTCTCGGAAAAGATATCTCTTCGGGAGGCATTTGCCTAAACTCTTCTCGCAATTTGGCAATATAACTCTGTACAGTTTCTTCATCGGTATTGATAATCAATCGAATCGTTTCTTTCATCCTCTCACGAATGAAAGCGGGAGTCGATGACTTCACAACCTCAAGACCCATGATCTTCATATGTGGCTCAGAATACTGAACGCCTTCATTGTTATATACGTTCAGAATATAACGTTTCTTGGCAGTCCAAACACCTTTGTTGGAAAGACCCTCACGTTTCATCTGCATCTTTTGTGCAAATGCATTCACATACGAAGCAAGCTCTTGATAACTCTGATCGATAAATGGTTGAAGTTTATCCTCACAGACTTTATCCATGAAGGCGATAACTTTTCCAGTATCTTTCTCTTTCGTATAAACTTTATCAACAAGTTCACCAAGGCGCAGGTAAATAGAGTCCGTGTCCGAAGCAATAACATAATCAACGTCCTGTGTTTTCAATAGATTGTTCATGTACCCATTAATCTTATTTTCAATCCATCGAATCGAAAGTTGACCCGCCAATGTCACAGCAAGAGCTTGTCTCAAATCATAGAACCGAAAATACTGCGAACCCATTGCGCCATAAGCGGAATTCAAGGACACTTTCTTCGCCAACTGAAGATTGTCATATCTTGCAACGAGTTTTTCGATTTCAACTTTTTTTCTAGGATCAGTTTCGTTTTCATAATCCTGTTTTGCCTTCAACATCATCTTCTTGAACTTCTTGCGATCTTCATACATTTCTTCCAACATCTTAGGCAGAAAGCCTTTGATATCGGTTCTGAAATACTGACCATTCGGTGTAATGGTCATCTGAAGATTCTTGAGAACAGTAGTGTCAAGCTTCTTGTTCAAAAGATTGTCAACATTAGTCTGACTGGAAAGACTACGCATTTCAGAGGTATAGTCTTGAGGTTCGACAAGAGTTTCCGGCGAAATGTTATACTGCATCATCAAGTGAGGATACAGACTGTTCAAATCGAACGATGCAACCCAATTATGCATACCTGTTTGTGGATTTTTAACATATGCACCTTCAAAAGCCGCATCTTTCTTTTGAAAAGTTTTAGGTGGCACAATGATCTTTTTATCAAGCAGATATGCATAGATCAGAGAATCCCACATGCGAGTCTGAGCAAAAACATCTTCATAGTTTGTTTTTGTATCATACGCAAGAGTGAGAGCAAGCTCAATCAGTTTTAGTTTATCTTCAAGTTTAACGACAAGTTCCACATCCTTGATGTTATACTCAATAAATTTTTGATAATTGAGTTTGTACAATTGATGCAGATTGTCGTACTCATCGTATGTAAGTTTGTTTTCACCGAGTTCGACATTTGCAATATTATCCAGTTTATATGATTCTTGTGATTTACCACCAGGCGCATACCATTTGTACAATTCAATGTAATCAAGTAGAGCTACGCCTGTAATGTTGTAGGTTTTCTTTTGTTGACCTTTGAATACAAATGTTCTTTCCCAAATGTTATTCCACGGAGAAAGTTTCTTACACTCATCTTCACCAACAATTCGATTGAAACGATTGACGAGATACGGAATATCGAAACCTTCAATGTTCCAACCAGAAACAACATCAGGACAATTATCTTGCCAGTCTTCAAGAAATCTTTTGCACAAAGTCCATTCGTCTTTGCACATGATGTAACTCACGTTATCATCATAGTTATTGTATTCACCACAACCATAAACTGTGGTGCCGCCATTCAGCTGACGAACGGAGATAGCCGTAATAGGCTCAGCCGCTTTCTCGGGATCAGGAAAACCATTTTCAGAACCGACCTCAATATCGATGATTGCAATTGAAAGGTCTTTGATATCCCAATCAATTTGACCCTTGAACCGATCAGCAATGAATGCGTATTCATAACGATCATTGCCATAGATTTTGAAGTTCTCGACTTCATCATATCGCTTGATGAAATCACGGGCATCACGAATCGTTTCGAATTCACGAGCCTCTAGGTAATTACCGAACAGAGTTTTCCATTCTGTTTCTCTTTTGGCAGGCAAAAACAAAATCGGAGAATACAAGACTTTTTCCTTGATTCTCCGACCGTTGTTCACACCACGATAAAGGATGTGATTGCCTTGAATAGCAATGTTTGTGTAATATTTCATTCAGTCATTGTATCACATTTTTGGAATGGCTGAGGCAATTTGAATTCCACTTCCGAAGACTTTGTTATATTGATTAACAAGTTCTACAGATGGGGTATTGATCGTCAGAATATCATTCATCGACATTTTAATACCCGTCAGAAACTCTTCCGCATAGTCTAGAAATGGATTGAAACCCATCATTGGACCTTGTTGCGTTTGTTGAATGAGCAACTGAACTGGTTGCTTCAGCGAGACCTCATTCGAATCAGTACAATCAACTTCTGCAAGCAGAGTCTGATTCGTTTTGAGTGTCACAAGTTTAATTTTGTTCATGTCTTAACTTTCATATTTGCGTCAAAGACGCCAAGGGTTAACCAACGTTTGGGAAAAAGCATTTCCCTCTCTGAGAATTCTGTCATGTCATAGTTGGGATCGGGAACCAGCCCAATCAGCTCAACCATGTTATCATAGTCCCGAAGGAAAAGATCATAACGATCTGCCCTCGGCAGTTTGTTTTCGATAGCCATTTTCTTAGCGAGTTCTTGAATCATAATATTTCCCTTCATTTGAATCTACTGGTTGCGTGTGCGAAATGATAAGTGTAACTTTTAATGACACCAAATCTATAGTCACAAGCCGATGTTGCTAACATGTTGAAAAGCAAAATGTCGTTAGCGCAAATCGGAAACTTAACTATGTTTGGAAAAGTAACAAACGTTTTTTTATTGGCGATTAGAGGCATGAACCAACCACAAGAATCTGGTGTGAAATCTGCGGTATGTTTCTTGTGTTCTTCAACAAATTTTTCAAACTTATCGTAATCAAAATTATTTTCGGTGCCACAATCGTGTGCAATGCAAGATGGTCCTAGTGGCAGACCTCCTGGATTAGGTTCAACAACATAAGTTGTCAACAAAAGATCAGGTGCAGAATACTCAGGAATCAAAGCATCCCAACCTTTAGAAACAATCATGTCATCGTTCATTAAAACAACAATATCATTCTTACATTTATAGACTCCCTCATTGAATGCGTAATAAACATCAGTTTCACCAACAGTCAAAACAATCTCATGTTGATGTACTGAATTCTCATGTAAAGCATTCAGACACCTCTGAATAGTTTTACTCTTCGACAAAAACGGAATGAATACCGAATATTTCATGCTTCAAGGATATTAAAGGCGATAGTAACACGTTCACCATCAGATGAAAAAGGATTCACCCAATGCGACAACCAACTAGGAAACATGATCAGATGACCTCTCTCAAACTTATTGCTATAACTAAACTTGTTAAAAGGATGATAATTCAAATCGTGTGCGAAGTGAGTCATGCCAGGAATGCCTGAGGTTCCTCGACTGTTGCTACCTACTTCTTGTTCTTGCATTATGCTATCAGACTGACTAATGTAAAAACAACCAGACAAAAGACTGTCGTGCGAATGAATTGGATTAAAATCGCCTTTGTAACCATAGTTGATCCAAACACTACCCATTTTTATGTTGGGGAATGGTGTTCCCGTTTGTTGAACATAGTATTGACCAAGACTGATAATATAACTGGAAATGTCGTTCTTGTCAAGATATTCCTTGTCAATTTTGATCTGGAAACTATTTTTACCGGCGAGATATTCGGCAAAGTTGTTCTTAGCAACAAAATCGGCATCTTTCAATTGAGCACGAACAGAGTCTACCTCCGATTCAAGTGCTTCAAACACCATATCGGGTACTTTGTGCTTCAACAAAAAACAACCAAAAGGATTAAACATTTCAGGATTCATAGTCTACCTCTTGGCATTTGGCAACAAACAAGTCATTGTGTGCATGTCTGCGGCTTTCAAACAAATGATACCACACTTCTTTACCGTTACCATCGACAAATGTGGTACCCACACCATACTTCTTATCAGGCGTATCTAATTCCCATGCAGGACCACCAAACGGATCTTTTTCATACTTGGATGGCATAAAGATTTCAATTGGCATTCCACGTTCTTCAGCGATGTATGTCAACTCTTCAGCTGTATCACCTCTTTCAGTTGGAATAAAAGAAGGTCTTCCCATTTCATTGAACATTTTAGATGTAACACCGAAACATGGTGATCCGATATAAACATGTTTGTTGTTTTGAATGTGCATCGATCTTTGTGCGGTGCCAATATAAACACCAGAACAAATACGATCAAACGTATACAAAAGAGCAGACTTGGTTAAAGGAATACAATCAACATCGATGGTTAGAATTGCATCGTATTGTTCTGTCAGATGTTTGAAACCATAATCCAAAACCTGATAGTGTAACAGGAGTTTTCTTGGCACATTATATCGCAAGGGCATGAATACAATATCTGTGCCTTGAATCATACCATTAATAACCTTCGCATGTGCATCAATCAGATGCTGGTTAATCTGGTAATTATATGATGTAAAAATACACTTACGCATCAGATATACTTAGAGAAATCCGGTTCTTGCCAGCCTTCAGGCTTCAAAATTTTACCGTCATCACGGCGCTTTACTTTTCCTGTTTCTTGATCAATCTTACTTAGATTGTTTTTACTCACCTCTTCCCACGCACCTCTTATATCCCAACCCTTCATGTGACAATAACCTAGAATAACCCAAATCATGTCCATGCAGGCATCAAGTCTTTCAACTTCATCATTCTTCTTATCCGCATCCATGAATTCCCAAAATTCTTCCACGATAAGATTTCGATAAAGTGTAACGTTTTCTACTGATGGATTTTGATCGCAGGCTTTCAAAAACACCAGAACATCAATTGGCATTGTCATCTTTTTCTTCCTTTAGTTTCTTCAGAATGATAGAACCGTTTTCATATTTAATATCCAGTTTGTCACCGATTACCCATCCCATTTCTTCACATAGTTCATCAGGCAATTCGATGATTGCGTCACCGTTCTCACAAATTTCTAAGACTTTCGATTCATACCTTTTCGACATAAACACCAGCCTTCTTCAAAAATAAAACTCCAGCATCTGTTCTGTATAAATTTCTATAGTAAACAGAATCAATGCCGGCTTGATAGATCAGTTTAGCACAATCTAGACAAGGCGCATGTGTGACAAACAAGGAAGCACCTTCAGATGAATTCGTGCTTCTTGCGACCTTTGCAAGAGCATTTGTTTCAGCGTGTAGAACTTCTGGTTTAGTTTTCGATCTAAACCATTTCTTTTTGTCTTCACAATAAGTCCACAATTCACGTTCATTGTATGTGTCACGTTCATCGTAGGTCCAAATAATCTCTTCACAATCATTGGTCCATCCTGCCGGCATTCCATTGTAACCAATACCAATTATAGTATTGTTCTTGACTACAACGCAACCAACCTGAAGCCTTTTTGCCGTTGATAGTTTTGAATAAACTTCGGCAGCTTCCATGTGAGCTTTCAAATATTTCTCTTTCATTTTACCCCCACAAACATCATAGGTACATGATGCTTCTTCATGCCATTTGCGTAAGTGAAAAATGGCATGAATCTTTCACCAATAAAACCAGGATAACGCCAAGGCAACAACTCTTTAAAGGTGTCTGTTGGCTTCTTTACTGGATACGGTTCATGCGTGTTCTCAATAATATACCGAAGAATGTTGAATAATTCTTCAGCATACTTCAAGAAATAATCTCTACGCATGATATATGTTGTTTCGAAATGAACCACATTACATGAGGTAAACCAATGTAGATGTTGTCTATATTCGGGATATAATTCGTGAATGGCTTGTTTGAACAAATTCCAATAGTGTGGTGGTTCCCACTCTAGATACTGTGCCTCGACAGAATTGGCAAGTACAGTATTGTGATTGGTGATCATGTCAGAAGATTGCAGTATGTCTAAAGCAAACTCTTTTGCGGATTCACTTGTTGCAAACTCACAGAAGCTTCTATCAACAGGAACATGAATAGTGTGTTCGTTGATTGGACCTGTAGAATTCAGATACAGATAACGTCTATATGTTGTGCAACCAATGTAGTCAACATTCGGTGTTTGTTTCCACAAATAATACTCTGTTGCTTGTTGACCCATCATTTTCAAGAAAGCTTCTTCTGAAATGTTTGGAAAATAAACACGCAACGAATCAATCGTGCTGCCGAGTTTATTCACATTGATATATGTGTTATACGGATCAGGCGGATCAATTTGACTGTGTTTGCCACCGGCGTAAGTAGCTTTCATCCAACTTGAATTGAAGTTGAACGGAAACTGCCGATGAAAATGAGAGTACATTAATATAGACATATCACAAAAGTGGGGCACGAAGCCCCACCTACCTTACGCTATTTTCTTTTCAGTCAAAAGTTGTGGTTTGAAATTTTTGATTTCGTTACCAATTTCAATCTTGCGAGGTTTCTGGCTCTCAGGAATAATATTCTCAAGACCGATTCGCAAAATACCATCCTTAAATTCAGCACCACGAACTTCCACCGTATCGGCGATAGTAAGTGTTTTAGTGAAAGACCTTGTTCCAATTCCACGATGCAGATATGTTGCATTCATGTCTTTGTCTTTCTTTTCACCTTTGATTGTCAGAAGCCCATTATCAACCGTGATATCAATATCATCACGACCAAAACCGGCAACAGCCAATTCAACAACATAGTGACACTCATCGAGTTTCAAAATATTGTGTGGTGGAAAAGAAGTGGAAACTTTTTGAACATCCGCCTTCAGAAGTTTTTCAACTTCATCGAAGAATCGTTCAAAACCCAAAGTCGAATTTTGTAAAGGTCCAAATGAAAGATATGTCATGTTTATCTCCTTTTAAGCGAGTTAATAAAATGTGACCCCGAAGGCATCACACTTACTTGGCAACAACGACAAAAGAATCTTTGTTCACCAAATAAGTTCGTTGAGGGTTGTTAACACCATAGACACGGATAAAATCTACTCCGTCCATCTTAACAACTTCCTCATAATTTTTGGTAAAAACCTCATTACCATTATATTTATTTTTCAGTCGAACAATCTTTTCCTTTTTCTTTTGCATTTCGATTCACCATATTAATCCTGCACCTTCTTACCAATCGTATACTTAGTGATCAGTTCCCAATCATCTTTTTCTTTATACGAAATGATTTTGATTTGGTGTAACGGTGCTAAATTATTTTCAATCTTTTGTTGATCTAGAATTTTAATCAAACCCCACTCTTGCAATAGTTTTGCAATAGCATTTCTACGTTGAATATCATTTTCAGTAATAGTAGATGGCTTACCGTCTAGTGAAAACAATTCTTTAAAATGTAGTATAACATATCTACCTTGTTTGTGTAGAATGTGACACGATTGATAAAGAATTTTATCCTTTCGGGAAGACACTCCGATCCTAGTTAAAGTCTCTCTTACCTTCAAAAATGCATCTTCATTGTCTAGAGTGATTTCAACTCCTACGCCCTTAAAAATGTCATGCATATCATTTCCTCAATCCACCGATATCGGTTTTTTCTTTTAATTGTTGGATTTGTTCATCGTTTAGTAGGCGCAAGGCTTCAATGGCTCTTTGATCGGAATAATCAAAATATTTCTTGATACATTGAATGTCTTCATTCCGCTCAGGTTTCACCCACTTCACAAAAGGTCTTTTCTTTGACCTGACGGTATTTATAAGAAAATCGTTTTGCATCTTCTTATCCAGGAAATGACGGCGGTTCATCTCATTTGCATACAGAACGCAGTCATAATGATAAGAAAGTGACCGATTGACAATGAAAGGATTGTAATTCTTCTCCGTATCTTCATCAACGATCAGATTCTTTTTACCATGGGTAATCTGATTCACATAATCAAATGGGTTACTCATGTCAACATCCTAATAAGTCCGACAGTATCAATAGTCGTTAACAGGAGGTAGTTAACCAACATGCCAAAAGATTGCCGAGTATAAGCAGCCCAAGCGTACATAGCGCAACCGCTAATCCAAATAGGATAAAGGACAAGAAGAGGCGGGTTAGGGACTGTTGCTGCCATAACAATGGCGCAACCGATACTAATAGCCCAAGCCAAAAGCTCAACACAAAAGCGAAAAGGGTGAGATTTAAAATCATCACGAATCCAATCAAATATATTCACAACAATATTATTCATTTTCAACCTCAATCCAAGTGTGATCACCTAACCATTTGACTGCACAGATATATTGATAATTCTCAGGAGGACCAGTAAACCAACCTTTCGGTCCATTTATACACAAGATGGTTTGGTTCTTTAAAGTATCGAACGCTAACCAATATGTTTTACCATGATAAACCTGGAAATCATATTTAGCAGCGTGAACCGCATCAGTTATATCCAGCCTTCTTTTAATCTGTTCAGCCTGTTTTTGCAAGACATTCACCAACTCCATGATTCTATCATACTCTTGTTGAGCGTGCATTCTCGCCACATTGAGCATGATATCCTTCTGTTTAGTGACTGGCACCAAGTCAAACTTGGGACCACCCACCTCAGTAGGATATGGTGTAACATTGCGATTGAAGAAGGTAACTAGGCTACCTTGAACATTCGCATCAAAACTGTCTCGACCCTTTGCAGAATTTGGTTTAGATGAATTCACAGTTGACCATAATCTCAGTCAGACATGCAACCACATTAATCTCACTATCAGCAACGAAGGCTTGTTTGTACTGATAGTCAGCCAGAATCAAAACTGCCTGCGGAATAGATGCGGGTTTCATCACATCGTATAACGCATCATACAGTTGCCGAAACACCGTGTTTGAATCGAAATCACCAGATGCAACCCATTTACGAATTGCGGTGAAGTCTTTCTCTTTCAGGTGTTTTACAATCTCCGCAATAGAGACATTGGCAATTTGTGCAAGGATGCCAGTATCGATCTTACCAAATTGTGAGTAACGTTGAAGTTCATTCAACACTCGACGGAAATCTGGAAAGTATTTCTTGACAACCTCAGCAATTACCTTGTCATCGTAGTCAACTTTTTCACTTTGCAAAATAGACTGAATTCGCTTGAAGAATTCTTTTGCGCTCGATGCCTTCTCAGAAGGCTTCAAAGTAAAGTCAACTACTGCACATCGAGAATGCAGCGGCTCAATGATCTTTGTCTTGTAATTACAGGTGAAGATGAACGAACAGTTGCTCGAAAACTCTTCAATTGCATTACGCAGAATCGCCTGAGCATTCGGCGTTAGATAGTCTGCCTCATCAATGATAATTACTTTGCGACCACCAGCAAGAGACACCGAAGATGCATAGTTCTTAATCTTGTATCGGATCGTATCAACGCCGTTCTCATCAGAACCATTGATCACCATGAAGTCGCAACCGACCTCATTACACATGGCCTTGGCAACGGTAGTTTTACCGATGCCAGGACCACCGCTCAACAAAAGATTGGGAATGTTCTGTTGTTTAACGTACTCTTGAAAAGGTTTCTTCAAACGGGAAGGAAGAATACATTCTTCCACCGTTTTCGGACGATAACTCTCTACCCAAAGTAGATGATCCATAATAAAAATCCCTCACGAAAAACATAATTAAATTAGTCTATCAAGACTTTTCAAAAGTAGAACCAACTTCAGTAGTAATCCAATACTGAATTGGGAATTTCTTGTTGGTGAAATGCGAAACACCTTTCGAAGAAATTTTTACATCATAGGGACCAGACATGACCTTTGCAATGTTCTCAGTCTTGAACACCATCTTATACTTGTTGCCATTACCATTGGTAGCAAGCTTCAACGATTGTTGGTGAGCAGAGTCATTTTGCAGATCAAGCGTAACAATTTTCACTTCTTGACCGTCAGACTGAATTGCAATTTGAGGAGAACCAAGTACGTTTGCAGTACGCAGAATCCAATCAAAGTCTTCAGCAGAAAGTTCAAACGCAATCTCGGGAGAAGGCATTTGAAGTTCTTTCTCTGGCGGTGCAACAATATTGTTCTTGTCGCAAGTGCGATAGGTGGTGTTTGAACGACCTTTGAGTCCCGTCAGAACGAGATTCTTGGAATCGAATTCAACATCCAGATCACTCTTGTACAGAGAAACAACCGAAAGAAATTCATTCAGATCGTAGATGCCGAAGTCTGAAGTAATTTCATCAGGAATAGTTGCCTGTGCAAGAATGTTTTTGTGTGAAGATACTGTCTTCAACACTTTACCTTTATTAAAGAAGATACCCGGATTAATGCTGCCGAAGTTTTTCAGCACACTCAGAGTATTGTCAGAAAGTTTCATCATTTAGTTCCTCT